CAATAGTGTGTCCAAAGTCTTTCCAATGGACATAGTCTACAGGGCAGCACTCATACTCAATGCGCTCTTCTGACTCTGTTGCCATGCCTTCCATGGTTTCAGCTTCGTCACTATCTTCGGTAACTTGGTAGCCATCATCAGGCTCATCTTCCATTTCACCTACGAAATGTGGCTCATAGCGCACCCAACTAACGCCACGACCACCTAATAAGCGGTCAAGGACTGTGTTGTTCATAGCTGACTTATAGTCGCCATAATGCTCAATTTCAAACTCTAAAGCACGCTCAAGCATCATACTTGCGACTCGACCTATAGGGTCGTTATCTCTAAATCGGCGGCTTACATCAGGGCGTGGCAGTCTAGCAAATATAGCTGGTTGAATGGTTTGGACATTACTCCACAGAATGTTAAAGCGTGCATTAGGGTTTCTGTCGTAACGGCTGTCATCTTTATATTTCTTAACAATGCGGTCTACTCTGGCTTCCCAACGCTTATATGAGCGCTCGTAGCCCATAATACATTTGTACCAGTCCTCGTAGGTGTGGTCTACAGTTGCTTTATCGTTTGCCATAGAGTTGCCTTAATGTTTAAATATTTGGCGAAATGTTTGCTTATTTTAACTCTTTTATTAAATTCTGTTGTTAGTTTGCACTTTAGTATCTTTCCAAAGGTCATTAAGACTGACTTTAGTTTGTCCCACAGTTATACCTTTCATATCTTCTATTGGCGGTGGTGGTGGGTTTACCATTTGCATAATCTGACATCCATAAGAAAATCCATCACCATCGTGACTTGCCCAGTCATGCAAAGGGTTGCTACCAAAGGTTTTAGTAACATCGTTATAAGCGTAACTCCACGCCCTAAGGCCATCTAAACCTATTTTGCAATTAGTAGCATTAAACCTAACCCTAGGCAATACCACTCTGGCAGCGTTTATGCGGTCAGCAATGCTAGTCATTGGGGTTATGTCTACTTTCTTTTGCCCAAAGGCTTTTAGGAATATTTCAATGGCTGACTCTTTTGCCGAAAATGTTTTAGTTCTAGCATCATGTGGCAACCAAAAAACACCTAAAGCATCCCTGTTGCCAGCCAACTTGTACTTAGACAAGCGTTTATTTAGTCTTTCGCACCATTCTTCAGCATCAATACCAAATCCTGAGTCGTAATCAATAATGTTGTATCCACCAACGCAAGGCTGCCAAAACCACCAAGTAGCCGTGTCCCTACGCCCTAAGTCGGCACTAATCTGTATAGGTTGTCCGTGTGGGTCAAACACAACATCATCACTAATCAAGCCCTTACGCTCAGAAATAGTAATCTGCCTGGCTAATATAGCCCCTAAATTGGCGGCATCAAATGAGCACAGGTATTCTTGTTCAAACTTAGACCTACCATAATCTTCGCCAAAGTCTGCAATGTAGTTTTGCAATTCAAGTTCTAATTGCGCCCTAGTAAATACCCCTGTTTCAGTAGCATCTAAGACTTGGGCAAAGGCTTCAGGGTTTTTTTTGGCGGCTTCTAGCGTTGTATAAGCATGGTTTCTACCTCTAGGCGTAGTATTAAATATCTGCCATCCACCGTTCTCCATCAGAATAGGCCTAAGATAAGCCCTAGTTGCTGGGTTACTTAGCGCCCACTCAGAGTAAACAATGCCAGCAGGGGGCGAACCAACGAGTTTAGAAGGGTCATCAGAGCCTACCGCTTGAAAGGATGAACCATTCTTAAAGATTATCTTCATTTCATCATTACGAGTGGTTTGACGCAGTTCTACAGGAAAAGCCTCATCTATACGCTTTTTGCCGGTATGTGGATTAATAGCATCCCAAATAGCTTTACGAGCCTGGCTGTATTCAGGAAGCATATACCAGTATTGAGCTACTCTTCTGAATGCTGCAACCGCACAGAAATGCAATCCAACTTCATCTTTGCCACTACGCCTATGCCAAACCAGTTCACAATGCTTTCCACCATTTTGCATATAGCGCCATGCTGGTAACTGGTAATCTCTAGGAATCCAGTTGTTAGGCAGTCTAATTATGCTCAAAAGTTTACTGTTTGTACGATAATTGGGTTTTCTTTGTCGCCGGCTAATTCTGTTCTAGCCAGTTTAGGCGCTGCAAATTCAGCTAATTTGGTAATCATATCCAAAGCGCCTTTAGGGTCAGGCTTGGCATCTTCTGTTCCTGAAGCAACTTGTGTAAGCCACACAGAGACATTATCTTTGTTGTCCTCTAGTAACTGCCTTACTGTCTCACGAAACTCTTGTGTGACCTTATTAGGGCTTCCAGGAAGCCTTCCACCTGTCTTAGGTAGACCTTTTGGCTTGCCTTTTCTAATTTCTTCTGTTTTAGATTCCATACATTCTCAAGTAATTGATTTGTAAGGGTTTAATATTACTACAGTTTAACCAACAATGTCAGGGTCATGGTACTTGTTCATAGCCTTAGACAAAGCCTCTTTACGCTTCATACGCTCATTAGCTTTCTTATTAAGAATGCCGTTATCTTCTAACTCTAATGGTGGGTTATGCTCTTGGCGTTTTTTTTGTTGTTTCTCAAGAGTGCTGTCTTTATGAGGTCTAAGCATTGCATCTTCAGGGGGGTAGCTTCTTGTCATGTGTTTCATTACATATCCTTCATCTTGTCAGTAATGACTTGTTTTCTTGTAAGTTTTGCTGTCTTTGCGGACTCTTTAAAGTCTTTAGCAGACGGCGCACCTTTGCTACCAGCTTTACGCATGTGTTCGCCAGAGCCATGCTTAATGCGCTCTTGTTTTTGGTGAATATTTGCATACAATCCGTTTTTAGCCACAATGCCACCTCGCTCTTGCTGCTTTTCCTCGTTCACCAGTCCAACCTTTTGACCTGGCACAAAAACTATCATGTCTACTGCCACTTGACTGTGGTGCTTGCAAATGGCTGCCATTCTTGGCGTTATATGCTGCTCGACCTTTGGCCGTCATTCCTGCACCTTCATTAGCTGGTAGGTAGTTCTTACCTTTACCAACCGTAGTCTTAGGAATAGGCTTATCGTGCTTTTCTATTGCGGCACGAATTTGGTCTTTGCGGCTCATTAGACATCCTTAAAATGTTTGTCTATTTTATTACACATTTCTTTAAGTTTCTGCGGAAAATCTTTACGCATTTGCAATATGCGAGGTCTCAAAGTTCTTATGTTTTCTTTGGCTTGTGCCACTTCTTCGGGGTCAAGGCTATACACCCAATGCTTTCCTAACTCGTTTTCTTCTATCCATGGAAAGTGTTTAGTCATAAAATAAGGCATTGCGCCGCACAACGCAGCGTCTATGTTAATAGCGCTCATTTCATCGTAGGTAAAGAATATATTGCTTAATTGCAAAAGTTTGGCTAATTCTTCTTTTTCTTTGGGCCATCCTCTAGTGATTTCTACACAGTCCATCAATGGGGCGCACTCTTGCCTTAAATGCCCTTTGCCTACATAAAAGCTATTAAACTTCTTGGGTGCTTGTGTAGGGTAAAAACTATCTAAATCGCATATAGGGTAAAACAAACTGTCGCAGTTATCAGCGTAAACCCTTGAAAATGCTAGTTTAAAATCTGTTGGTTGCCAATCAATCGCACCTTTACCAAAGAAGTTTTCAGGAGCTAATAGGTATCTAACGACCTTTTTTGCTTGTAATGGGTTGCCTATGATTCCTTCTGGGTAAATAACAATCGCTTCAGGGTCATGCCCTAAAGGTGTATTCCAATCAAAGTTTATTCTATATGGCGGCTCATATAAATGAATGGTAGCCGTATGGCCTATTTCATTTAATGCGTGGCATAAGTAGTGAAGATACCAATGACCGCCACTCTTATCATTATAGGTGGGTGCTGCTACTGTGAATTTCAGTCTTTTTCCTTAACATATTTGTCATAGGTAGCTTCTAGCTTTGACTTGCGGCTACCTTTGGCATATTCACGCTCAGTATTTAATGCAATAGCCAATGCTTGTTTGCGTGGTTTGCCGGCTTTTACTTCGGCTTTAATGTTTTTACCTACGCTTTGGGCTGACCCAGACTTGTCGAGTGGCATGGCTATTCCTATTTAAGGTATTTAAGTTTGTATATTGTAGAGTCAATTAACTGTTGTATTTCTGCAACAATGTTAATCAATTCTTGCTTTTGCGGCAAATCTAAATTGGCTTCTGCGACAAAATTCTTTAATGATTCCAAGTATTTAAGCGGTTCTTTAGGTTGGTGGTAGACACTTGGGAATTCTTTAATCTGCTCGTAGCAACCCATATAGGCTTCTACATAGTCGTCTGTTAGCTCTACTATTTCGTCATAGTATTTGCCCAATGCTTTGTGCTGGGAGTAGGAATTGGTAGACCAATGAAAGAAATGGGTATTGGTTGCGCTATGCAATAAAGTAGCGGCAAACATAGCAACATTTTGAGTTTCATTCATATTAAGACTCCATTTCGTACAATTTTAGCACTTCTATAGCTTCTTGCACGCAATTTACTCT